CGACGGTACAACATCTATACTTTTTTGGTGAGTGACAGGAGTTCCCCGTGTGGCAACAGCCCCATTTCATCTATCGTGCCGACAACCCTGATGGCGTTGCCGTCGAGACTATTGAGCAGTTTGTTCCCGGCTCTTTAGTCTACGGCAGACCTACTGCACAGTCCCGGCGTATCCGCTACGAGAAGCTTGATGAGCGTGTTCGTAGCGTTGAAATCTATGTGCCGCTGCACGGTGCGTGGCTCGTCGAATCTGAACTATCCCGTCTCGGGCTTCCTT